AAGAATCTAAAGATCCTATGTTTGATAAAAAGCAAGAGAAAACGACTTTAGATTTTGAAGCATCTATGCTAACCGAAGAAGAACAAGAGCTTTTAAAATCTTTTAAGGTTCCTGATGTTCCTTTACGGGCTGATGTAGTTAGAGAAGTTGATCGAGACAAAGCGTTAAAAGAATTTTTAAAAGACTCTAAAGAAAAAGAACCTGTCTATCGAGGAACTTCTGATGGTTTTGATACTGACTATGAATTAAGTTTTGCTATGCCCAGAGAGCTTGGAACTCACGTAGGCTCTAAAGGTCAGGCAACTTCTATACTTACAAAGTATGATGCTTTACCAAAAGAAGAAGTGTCAGAAGAAACTATGCTTACTGCGTTAGAACAGACAGGAATGGATACGCCTCAAGCAATTACTAAAGGATATGTAAATGTTAAAAACCCTTTAGTTATAGAAGACGATTATGGAAACTGGGGAGCAATAGAAATACTAAATAGTCAAAACCTAAATAGTTTTGTCTCTGCTGTTGTTAAGCAAGCTAATCAAAAAGGTGTAAACTCAGAAGCTGTTTCTAGTGTTATAAAGCGCAAAGTATCTCCGTATATAAATAAAGTTATGGAGCTGTCGCAAGAAGGTTTAGAAGATAGCTTAAGCTATAATATTTATAATGCTAAAGTAAACAAAGAACTTCAAAGCGTTTTAAAGGATTTCGGTTTTGACAGCGTTAAGTATAAGAATAAACTAGAGGCAAGAATAAAAGGTGAAAGTCCTTATTCATATATTCTTTTTGACCCTGAACAATTTAAAAGCACCTTTGCTTCTAAGTTTGATAAAGCAGACCCAAGACAAAATAAAGCTAAGGGTGGTTTAAGTTTATTAAGTAAGGATAGATAATGGCTGATTCATTACGTAAGTTAGGGTTTGGTGAGAAAGATCCTCTCAAGCGTCTAGGCTTTGTAGGCGGCGGTAACGACTCTGATCCTATTAAACGAATCTTTAAAATTGCTAAGGCTGCAGAAGACGCTAAAGCTTTAGAAGCGCAACAGCGTCGTTTAAAAGCTTTAAAAGGCGCTGCAGGTCCGGCAGGACCACAGGGTGAAAGAGGGCCTAAAGGAGAGCAAGGGCCTGCAGGAGTACAAGGTCGTGATGGTAAGGACGGCCCTCAAGGTGAGATAGGACCACAAGGCCCTAAAGGATTTGATGGTGTTGCAGGACCACAAGGCATAGCAGGTGCTGAAGGCCCCGAAGGCCCTATGGGTCCAATGCCTAAACACAAGATTAAAGATGACACGATATGCTTTGAAGTTTCTCCCGGTGTTTGGGGAGAGTCAATTTCTTTTAGTAATATAATCCAGTATGTAACTGGTGCAGAGTCTGCTGCTACAAGAAAACCAAAACTTCAGTGGATTGATTATGCTAGTGGTTATTCAAGTGAGCCTACACTTCTTGAAACAATAGCTGATGGGGATGTATATCAGTATACATATACTAATGGAACTTTATATAGGCTTGTTCCTTCAGGAGCGGCAGTTGATTCATTCTATAAAAGATTTGAGAACAGTGTTCTTAGTGGTCTTGTAATTCAAAAAACTATTAAAATTTAACGGGAGATATATATATATGTCGTTTACAGCTACAGAAACGAGTGATGCCTAATGACTGTATCAGTCGCATGGGATGGTAATGGTAGACAGTTTACTGCTAATAACGGCAGTGATACTGTCACCATTGTTAAATATGCTGGCTCTGGTGGCGCGCCAAGTGCGGCTGCTGCCGATGGTTCTATAGAAGGATCAACTGCAATCACCGTACAGGTGAGCAAGCAAGGCGTTGCCATGTTTGTTGCGTTGCCTTCGGCGTTGAACTTTTCAACGACAGAAGCAGGACAATTGATTTATGTTTGGGGCAACTTCCTAGCGGCATCTTTGTTAAATACTCAAGCGGCGAATGGCTTTGGTATTTGTTTAAGCTCAGGGACGCCCACAGCAAGCAATTACTCGCTGTTTACTTATTACGGCTCTGATAATTACGCTGGTGGGTGGGTCAGGATGATTCTTGATCCAACTAAAACTAGATCAGGCGGTGCTGGTACGTTAAACACATCGAACATAACGCACATCGGAGTGTTCGCTGATGTTGGCGGTACTACGGCTCGATTTGATAACTTGATTCTTGACGCTTGCGATGTTGGCAATGGTCTAATAGTAACAGGAACGTCAACGCTTGGTTTGTTTAATGAGTTACTTACGAATGAAGCGACTCAAAGATATGGCGTAGTCCGAGCATTGAATGACTCAAACACTTCTATTGAAATTGCTGGGACTGTGACGCTGGGTGATACAACTGCGGCAGCTTCAACGATTACAGACGAAGATTCTAAGATCTTTGCGGCAGAGCCTTTATATTATCAAGGCGGTGTAGTTGATGCTGTTCCTTTAACATTTGCTGGAATAAATGTAGTCGGCGGATCTGGGACTAACAGCCTTTCGCTAGGACAGCCAGTAAGTACAACGGGAGGACGTAACGGAATTTCTATTGTAGGAAACGATTCTTACACCTTTGGAATTGACTTCTCTGACGGTAATGTTGAGACGGGTAACTGGTACGGCTGTTCGCTTGAGAACCTGACAGGCACGTTAAGTTTTGACGCTGCAGCGCACAGCTTTAAAGGCAACAGTATTTCAGGTTGCTCTGGTATGTCTTTTGTAGCAGCTTCAACAGCTTCTGAATGTTCTTTTGTAAACTGTGCCCCTATTACATTAGGTACAGGAGCAGTATTAGACCAGTGTATTGTGACCGAATCGACAGGGGCTCAAGCTGTCACAACAGAAAATTTAAATAACTTAACTGATTGCTCTTTTACAAGAGGTTCAGGGGGACACGCCGTTAAGTTAACTAGCTTGGGTACAGGTTCTATGATTTGGGACTGCAAAGGGACTGGGTATGCTGCCTCCAACGGAAGCACTGGTCAAGAAACAATATGGGTAGACGTAGGCAGTGGAACTTTGGACATAAGCGTAAGCTCTAACGGAACTACACCTACTATTAGAACTACAGGCGCTACTGTAAATGTAATAGAAAACCAAGTTACATTAACTTTAACGGGACTTCAGGCTAATTCTGAAGTTCGTATATATTCTGCAGGAACTACTACAGAATTAGCAGGTATAGAAAATAGCGGAACTACGTTTCAATATACATATACCTACCAAGCATCTACTTTTGTAGATATTGTTGTACATAGTATCAACTATGTTTATTTTAGAGCGGCTAATTTTGAGCTGGGGGCATCTAATTCCTCCTTTCCTGTTAGTCAAATATTTGACAGAAATTATAAAACTTAATACTTAGAGGAAAAAAACTATGGCTACAGTAACAGACCCAGATACTCTTGTCTATAACACAGATGTTGTTGTTAACACAACTAATAAAACTATACAGCTTGTTAGTGGTACAAATATTACTGCTGCTGGCGCTACTGGGGGCGTTACGCTTCAAGCTTTGTATTCATTTTTAAAAGAAGAATGGAAAGCCCAAGCTTCTCTTATTTCTTATCCGTTTCCTTTAGAGGCAATTACTCCAGAAAAGTTTGACTTTATTAACGGCTGGCTTCCTGCCGATACAACTACACGAAACCTCATTCGTTCTGCTGGTTGGCGAGAAACAGACCCAAGCGGGGGCGGTTTTAAAACAGCTGAGTATATGAACATTATTTCTTTGGGTGCAATTAGCGCAGGCGCAACGCCCTACTATCAGTTTGACTCCCTAGCGCCTGTAACATTTACATACCCAGATGAAGTAAACGAAGCTGTTAAAATTTATGAGGACACTAATGGCGATGGTACTCCAGACTTTAATTATACTGGTGGGTCTACTTCCTTTAAAGTCTTCTGTAGAGAGCAAGGTAAAACTTATTCGTCTAGTACTAACGCCAGTATTGGTGCTAACACCTTAGACTACATTGCTTATCGTTATCCTTTATCAAATGCAACCGACCTTAAAATTGTTAATACCGATGCTTATATTAGTGGTTCTACTAGCATCAGTGCTGCTACTTGGGCAGCTGGTACTGTTACAGCTACCGCAACAGCTCATGGATATGCTGATGGTGATTACGTCAGTATTACAGGGAGCACCCCCAGCGGTTATAACTATCAAGGTGTTATAGGTGTAACAGACGTAAATACTATTACCTATCCTATTGTGTCAGATCCCGGATCTTATACAAGCGGTGGCTCTGTTGCTTCTATCCACAGCTTAATTACTGTAGAATATTTTGGAACTAATCAAACTAGAGATATTAATGAAGATACTGTAAATGAAAACTATCGTTACATTATTACAGATGCTTCAGGTAATGCTACGGTTGCTCAAATTTATGAAAAAATGCAATACCTAATGCGTCAAGCTACAGATATTGATTCTGGGGCAGGGACAGTAACTGGTAAAACTGCTGACGTTCTTATTTTCTTTATTGGTGATACTCTTAATGGTCTTGCTGGTACTGTTATTGATGGATTAAATGCAAACCAGTATCCAAGTGTTACGTATTTAGAGTTTGGAACCACGACCCCTGCAATTAATTATCCGACAATTGCTTCAGGAACTATTGTGTTCGGGGCCAACGCTGGATCAGGAGACTTTAAGTTCTGGATGTTCTTTAGAAATACTTCTCAAGATGCTTATGGTACTGCCACAGCAGTTCTTGTTGACGATAAAGACAATGCAGATATTACTGGAACTTATTCAGGATCGCCTGTAAACTGGTCATTTGCTTATACATCAAACAATCAAGCTGGGCGAGCCGGTAACGGAACAGATGGGGACCAAGATGTTACTGTAATTGGTATTGGCTTAAGTGGTGGTCAATGGGTCAAAACAGACTATAAAATTACAAGTGCAATTGGACAGACTATTAGCGTTAACCCAGCACAAGAACGTAACTATAGTAATACTTAAAGGAGTTAAATAATGGCTGGAGAAAAAAGGTACACACGGATTCCTCCTGAGTCTACTGGTGATAGAGTCTATATGATTCACACTGCTGAAATAGGTTTTGAGAATCAAAACGATAATAGCTATAACTGGAAAATAGGCGGGATGTATACCATCAGTGGAAACAGTGGGCCTACTATGATGGTCCACCTCCACGGTGTACAGGATAATGGAACTACGGGTATCTTATCTGTTCACTATTCTAAAGCTGATAGACTTAATAATGTTGAGCCTATTGCAGGACAAACATTAACCGATCCTGATGGCCTTACGACAGTAGCGACTACAACGGCGAATATCTATGATCTTTATATTCCCGCTCAAAATATAATGGGATGGGATAACCCTGAATACGGTTGGAATATTGACCGTTTTGGGTCGGGTCAAGTTAGATTTGGTGAAGGCCCAGCAGAATTATCTGCGTTCAATCAGTTGCGAGTAAGTAATCAGAAGTTGATTGCTGAATATTTATTTCTGAAAGATACTAGGCCAGCAGCATTTAGTAATGCTTTGATTGGAACGGCGACTGTAACTCATGAGCCTACTTTTCAAGCGGTAAAATTACTTGTTGGCGATACGACCAACGATCAAGCAACTCACACAAGTAATTTATATCATCCTGCGTTGGCTGGCGGATCCACTGTTTTCACCATTGCTACTCGGCTGGACACAAAAACCCAAACGGGTTTGGTTCAGAACTGGGGAGCATTTGATGCTACCGATGGTTTCTTCTTTCAGCAAAATGGCAGCACTTTGAATGTAGTTCATCGAAAAACATTTGAAGGTGCAACTACAAACGACCCAATTCCACAGTCCAGTTGGAATAAAGATAAATTGGATGGGTCAGGTTCTTCTGGCATGACTTTGGATGTGACCAAATCCAACTTGTATTGGATTGATTATCAGCATCTTGGTGGTGGACGGATTCGCTGGGGTGTTTACTACCAAGGCGAACGTCTGGTATGTCATGAAATGTACATGGAGAACAAAGCCAGCCATAACGCTGTAAGTAATCCAAACAGGCCAATTTGCTGGGCGCTTAAATGTCTTGATGGTACACAGTACACGGGCAATAAGTTTATGTATGCCTATGGCGCTGCTGTTTATACTGAGTCCGATGCGGACATAATGGAAGAAGGCGCTCTGAAATTGTACGACAGGAGCCATACTTTAGACGGCGCATTAACTGGTGCTAAGTATGTGTTTTCGGCAAGGCCTGTTGAGCAGATTAACGGGCTGGAAAATCACAGCTTATATCTGCCTAAGAAATTGCAATTGACTGCTTTTGATGCAGCCAGCGCCGAAACTGATCGTCGGGTTGAGGTCAGGGCTTATGGCCGATGTATCTTGCGAGGCGAAAATTACAATCAAGAAACATACACCACAGTGGAATTTGATAAGGATGCAGAGCATCTCGCACATGGTGAACAGATCTTAGAGGCAACGATTAAAGGTGATGGCGAAATTGATCTAACTAAATTCTTTAATACTATTCAAGAAGGCACGTTAAAGGTCAATGCTGAAACAACAACAAGCGTTCGTAAACAACCTATTTCGTCTATTACGGCTGCAAATCCTGCGGTTTTAACTTTAGGTACTAATCCTATTACAGGCCAAAACAGGCACTTGTTTGATGATCGTAACGACGTAATGATTAAAGGAGTAAGTCAGACTGGGCCAAATGCTTTAAACAATACCACTGTTTATCTGGCATTCACTGGCGGCAATTCAGCAATACTGTACACTTCTTTGGCGGCGCTTGATAATGACAGGGTTGTCCGAGAACTTACCTTGGATAGTACAACCAATGTTGTTGTCGGCGATACCATAACGGTTAGTGGTGCAGGCACAGCGGTTATCACGGCCTTAAACGCAAGCGTAGCAAGCGTAAAAGGTAGAACAGATGCGCTGTTAGACGTAGGCCTTGCCAGTAGTTCATTCACTACTACCAGTGGCGGGTCAGGAAATGTGACCAGCGTGGCGCTTCAGACTGCTACATTCCCACGAGACTATGAGACTACGCTGGGTGCAGTTGACGGATCTGGTTGGGCTGGTGCGGCAGCAGATGGTGACATAGAAGGTACACCCCCATCACGGTCAGCTTGGACGTTTATGGTCGGTCATTTTGTGGCACCGACTACTGACACCAAATTAAATATTGCGCTTAATTGGAAAGAGCGTATTCAATAATGCCTAGCATCGTTCTCAATTACGGGCATGTTGAATTTTGGTCGGATTATGATCCTGCTAATGGGCGTTGGGGTAATCAGAAGTTAACTTTTGATGGTGTCAACAAGCTCATATACGTTAATGAAAATGAAACTTCTATTAACATTAAGACAGATCTTTATTCTGGATGGAAAGAATGGACACAGTACGAAACAAATTCTGCTTTTGTTCCTGCTATACGGGCTACAGGCGGTGATGCCGTAGGTGGCGGGGAGTTTAGTGGGGATATTTACTTTCTTATTAACGGCTGGAAGTTATATATAGATGTCACTAAAACAAAAGTTGACGGTGTATTATATTCAGATGATTTTGATACTCCTTATTATAACTTTGTTGGTACGGCAATTTATCCAATCACTGTAAGTAACTTGGTGCGTGTAGTTCAAACACAATCAGCTCTTGATGTGGATGCTATTGCCACTGCTGTAGCCGCTAAGTTTGCAGAACCTAGCATAACTACTGCTGGCATTGTAACGGCTGTTAACTCAGATATTAATACTGAGCTTGATATCATTAATGAGGGAGTTAAAAAAGCATCCTTGTTTATACCACACAATACGGATATTTAATATGAAATATTTTACAGAAGAGGAATTAAAGTGTCAGCACTGTGGTGAGTACAAGATGAATGCTGATTTCATGGAGAAAATAGAAGCTCTTCGATATGAGTTAGGCTTTCCTTTTGTAGTTACTTCGGCATACAGGTGTGCTGAACACCCCATAGAAGCTCGTAAGAAGGCCGTAGGGGCGCATGTATCCGGGAGGGCTATAGACATAGCGGTGTCTGGTAACCAAGCTCACAGGCTTTTAGAAGCTGCACTAAGCATGGGCCTAAGTGGAATAGGCGTAAAACAAAAAGGGACTGGCCGCTTTATTCATCTTGACGATTTAGAGTGGAGCGAAAGCAGGCCGAGGCCTTGGGTGTGGAGTTATTAGATGACCTCAGTAGAATTTGTAAACGCTACGTGGCCCATTATGATGGGCTTTGTTACGCTTGTAATTGTGCTTGCTAAAATGCACGGCGATATAGAAACAATAAAAGAAAAGATTCGTGTCTTATTTGATTTATGGAATAATAAAAATGACTGATAAAAAATCTACTGTTAATAAAGCGGGTAATTATACTAAGCCTACTATGCGTAAAAATCTTTTTAATAAGATTAAAGCTGGGACTAAAGGTGGTAAGGCTGGTCAGTGGTCGGCTCGTAAGGCTCAGATGTTAGCTAAAGAATACAAGGCTAAGGGTGGAGGGTATAAGTAATGGCTATCAAGAAACCTCAGAAGTCTTTAAAGGCTTGGACAAAACAGGACTGGGGTACTAAGTCTGGTAAGAAGTCTAGTGAAACAGGAGAACGCTACCTGCCTAAAAAGGCTAGGGAGTCTCTAAGCTCTGCTGAATACGCTCAGACAAGCGCAAAGAAACGTAAGGATACTAAAGCTGGTAAGCAACACAGCAAGCAGCCTAAAAAGATTGCAGCTAAAACTAGAAAGCATAGAAAGGTATGATGCGCTTTATTGGTGTGACATTTTTATTGTTTGTATTATCTTGGTTGACTAAGAAGGAAGAGGAGATTTTAAATGACAAAAGGTAAGGACCCTAGATTAGAACGAGCAGGAGTTAGTGGTTATAATAAACCTAAAAGAACCCCTAAGCATCCTAAAAAATCTCATGTTGTTGTAGCCAAAGAAGGCGATAAAGTTAAAACTATTCGCTTCGGGGAGCAGGGAGCTAGCACAGCAGGTAAACCTAAAGCCGGGGAGTCTGATCGCATGAAAGCAAAGCGTAAATCATTTAAAGCCAGACATGCTAAAAACATTAAAAAAGGAAAGATGTCTGCTGCTTACTGGGCCGACAAAGCTAAGTGGTAATTACTTAACCGACTTAATATCTAACCGTTCTGATTGTATAACTTTATCAGAGACAGACAGTACAAAGTTTGAGTGAGCATCTAGAAGCCGTGTAAGGACTTCAATGTTTTCCTCCATTAGTTCTACGCTGGCTAGTGATGAAATAATTTCTGAGTTAATTCTTAGGACAGTTGCTAGCCTTGTTTCGGGTGTGAAAAATATATCGTCCATTATAAAGCCCCTATTTGATTTTCTAAGTGAGCATGTAAACCATCTAGTTTACTGTGTCCTTCCCTTAATATGGTACGTATATAAGAGCGAGTGTACTCATCTTTAAATACAGTATTAATTTTATTTTCAGGTAGGCCACTCAACTCTGTAACTACTTTACCTTTCTTGTCTATAAAAATTCTAAAAGAAAGTAAGTTGCCTTCAATCATATCTCACATACTCCTGCAACACAGGCTAGAGTTTGTGTACCTTCAGTGTTATCATCTGATTCTTCAATGTCCCACTCCATATCTTTAGGCATATCTTTTAAAAGCTTTTGATACGTATCCTTATCTATCTTCTGGTACGGAGCTTGTTTATATACGTGCTCTGCTTCAGGAAGAAAGCTAATGCCACTGACGCTATCAAAGTTTTCCCAGATCCACTGACAAACAGAGTAGAAGTTATCATCATTATAGTAACAAGTCATTGAGGGTTTATGCTCACACCAGCTATCTTGATAGATCTTCCACAGCTTTAACTGCTCCATAGCCCCCATGCTTTCTACAGTTACCGCTTTGTTAGGAGCCTTTTGAGGAAAACTAAATACCCAGTTAGAGTTATTCATTACGTCTTCTTCGTGCGGAAAGCCTTTGTCAATCATTGCTGTAGCTAATGGATCTTTCTTATCAGCTCTTACAGTCCTAATATAATACTCACTAAAGCGTGGGTGAATACCACTAGCACTATCAGTTAACTGTGAAACAGTACCACTAGGCTTAACGCAAGTGATAGCAGCAGAAGGATTAACCCCTAGTTTATTTGCCCATTCTTTGTTAGTAAGTATCGCAACGTCTCTAAGGTTTTCTAAGAGCCGCCCTAAATTTTCATCACCAGTTGAGCCGTTAGTTAGTTTGCAATCCATAATGCCTGTCATAGACACACCCAACAATGCTTCTTCTTCTGTATTCTTTTTCCAGATGTTACGTAGGTAACGGAAGTCAGTCATAGTAGATTGAAGAGTTCCTAAAATTGTAGCAACCCGTACCTTTTCTATAAGGGTATCCTCAGTGTCATCTGCTCTAACAATAACCTCTGATAGATTACAGAACTGGTAGGGCCTGAGAATAATTTCACTGCAAGGATTAGTACCAAACTTATGTGTAGCGTCCCGCCGTTCGTTACGCGCAGCTACTTTCTGAGCTGCAATGCGGCTAAAGATACCACGCTCACCAGACTTAGAATCATACAAACGCTTCATCTCAGAAGAGTAGGTATCAAAGTCAGGCTTCTCAGAATAAACAGCACTGTTGTTAGCCAAGGCTCGCTGCCCGTTGCTTAAATACCACTCACCATTCTTAGCATTAGCCATGCGGTTATCGGTTACATTACTTAATGAGATCAAAGCAGAGCGCCGTACACCGCCTACAACAACGATGTCAGCTATCTTGCATACCAAGTCGTGACACTCTAGTGACGTTAACTTACGGCCTGTAGCAGCTTTAAACAGATCAACAGTAAAGTTAAATAGATCTGCTAAAGGCTGTGGTCCACTGGCTCTACCGCCAAAGGTCTTCAGTCTAGCTCCAGCAGGACGTACCCTAGTTAAGTCACACTTAGGAATCTTACCGGCGTACAGCAGGCTTATAAGCTCTCTGAAAGCACTGGCCCATCCTACCTTACTGTCAGATACAACAACCGTAGAGTCGGTCTCATGGAAGCTGTCGGCCACCTCTGGTAGTTTGCTTACGTAGTCCCGCTCTACACTAAAGCCTACGCCTGTGCCGCACAACAAGATATACATAAGCTCGTCAAAAGAACGGGGGCTATCGATAGGGAGGTAAGAGCAGTTAAAGCCTGCAACATTGTCACGATGTAAAGCTGGGCCTGCTGTCATCATGCAACGCATAGACGGCATTACCTTTTGATCAGCAATAGCATTGAAAAGTTCTTCGGCTTCTGACGCACCTAGTTGATTACGTTCTACAAAGAAAGAAAGATAACGGTTGACTGTCTCAGCCCACGTTTCTCTACGTCCTTCCTCATCTAAGTAACGTGCGTACCTACTCTTGTGAATGTACTGTTGATATTGATCCATTTTTTAAATCCTCTATGTCCTCAAAATTTTTTATTTCTTCAAGCCTAATACTCTTAAAGTTCTTATGATCTTTAGTAACCTTGCCTTTGCGTTTCTTGTTGTACTTATCCCTACGCTCAGCCTTCCTGTCTACATAATTCTTATCCATTACTCTCCAGAATCCTTAGTAGTCTTTTCTCGTACCACTCTGCTTTCTTCAGATCTTCTGTTCCGTTTTTGTACGGGAATCTCCAGCGATACTTCATGCTGTTTCCGCGCAAGTAACCTATAAACTCGTCTCTTGTTAACATGGCTTCTATTCCGTCGATGCACTCAATGTCTCCGCTGTTATAGTGGGCTGGCTTGGATACATTATCCCACTCTTCGGGTGTCGCGTCATTAAGTTTTTTCTTTGTGTTTTGTTTCATTCTTCACTTCTCCATTCATCAGGCAACGTGTCAACAGTAAACCATCTAAACCCATTGTCAGATGCCCACTCTCCGTGGCTACGTTTTGTTCCATCTTTTCTTCTCTTAGCTTGTGGCATAGGAGAAGAAGCATTAGCAAACAAGAATACCAGTTCAGTTGTACTAGGTAAAGCTTTTTGAATCCAGATATACTTAGTGAACTCAGCGTAGTCCCAGAACCTACCCTTGGCTTCAATAATAATTTTCTTTCTACCAATCCTTTTTGTAAAGTCAGGATGATAGTTATGCTCTATTACATAAGGAATTTTTTTATCGTGGTGTACCCAATCTTTCA